CACGCCATCCAGTTGGGGTCAGGAACCAATATCTTTGCACATTCATCTATGCTGTCCTCATAGACAACCCGATAGTCTGACTGCACACCCTCAAGGTTCTCTTTGGCCCAACAGAGCCTATCCCATAGATGTGTGCCTTGAAACTCTGGGGTCACTGTCATGCGAGGTCTCCAAATCTTGAAGCGGAATATTGTTCATCTCTGTATCCCGTGGCATTCTGATAAATAGCTGTGCGGCTTGCCGACGTAGTATACGTTGTCATGTTTGTCGCAAACATCATTTGAATGTTTGTGCCACCGCCGGGAGAAGCTACAGACGAATATGTGGCGGCACTAAATGTGCTAGTGAAGTTATCTTCAAATAGCCCTGTACCAGCATCTGTGAGACTAGACACATTAAAACTGTCAGAAATAGTATTGGGGTCAACACGAGACCACGCCTTCGCACTGCCCTCGACAACAAAATTCGTAGCCAGCGAACCCGCAGTCGAGTGCGTCAGGGTATCTGCTTTGAGTGTACCGAATGCCATCTATGCTACTCCTAACACGCCATCAATACGCATGGCACAAGATACGAGCCATCGTCATACGTGTGTGACTTAGTGGTCGATGTGACCTTTGCAATGGTCTTGCTGCGAACAATGTCATCGTCCTGTGGCTTTGCAGTGCCGTCACCCGCTGACATCAACAAGTCGCCTCGTGCCACAGTCGTGTCGCTGGCAATGCGGATGACCATATCGCCGGTCATTGCAATGTTCATATCATTAAACGCATCTCTGTCATCCCAGTTTACAAACACACCAGCCACGTTTGAGTCACCCTCGACTGATGACACGGCCATGCAGTTAAGCTGCTCGTTGTCTTCTGTATATGCAGCAACAGCCGGTGTTTTTTCATCACCAACAGATACACCGTCAGGCAATTCATCATCAGCCGTATAATAGGTTGCAGCCACAGCAGCGTGTGACCAAACAACCATCTGGTCTAGGTTTGTAAGGACTGTGCCTTTTACAATGCCGGTGTCTTTACTGTTGTCAGCGAGGCGTGACCAACGTGCGAGGTGACCACCGTTGTAACTAACTGTTGAGCCAGATACAGAGATGCCACCTTCTTCCGTAGCGTCTTGATTAAACTGTACTATTTGTCCATCGTCGGAATTTCTACGAAAAAGAACAGGACGACCACCATCACGGGTGACTGCAAAAAACCCGTCGTTTTTCAACTCTACACCAGCATTGCCTGAATTACTGCTGCTTTTGCCAATTAACAAACCCGTGTTACTGGTCGATGGATTAAAGAAGCTATTGCCTCCGGAGTGAAATTGTATCGTATTAGCCCCAGATGCGTTATAAAGAAATGTAGCCGCATTATTGTCGTCATAAGCAAACAAATGCAGCGCATCTGTATCTGAGGAATTTACTAGCCGTAAGCCGTTGCCTTGAACATGGAGGGTTTGGTTGCTTGAAGTTGCCCCAATACCAACACGGCCGCTGCTGTCGATACGCATACGTTCAGAGCCGTTTACGCCAAAACGCATTGAGTTGCCGTTGTGGTAATACCCAATTTCACCTACGCCTGTTGTAGTAGGGTCAGTAAAATACAACCGGCTTTCGCCCGTATCGGAACCAGATTCAATTTCAACAGTGCTTTGACTGCTTCCAAAGACAGTTGCTTGATACGTTGGTGATGTAGTTCCAACGCCTAGCTTATGACCCGACGCAACTACAACATCGCCCGTGCCATCAGGGTCGATAGTGATGTCGTTGTTACTCGCAAGACTGGAGATTTTGTTTGTCTTTACTTCACTCATGCGAGGTCTCCTATAATTACAGTATAGTTATTGGCACTATCTGTATCATTGCTTGACCCAAAAGAATAATTACCAAAGGAGCCTGTGGCAAAAGTACCAAAGCCACCTACATATTGATTTGAGAAATTTGTATAGGCTGTGCCTGTGGCTGAATTTTGAAAGTAAGAACCAGCGTAATCATCATTTCCCATATTGTTAGTAAAACTAATAGGGTATGTCTGTCCCGTACCTGCATCTGTCAGACTACTAATGTTAAACGAATCCCTAGCCGCAGTGGTTGATACGCCTGTGTAATTTACCCACGCCTTTGCAGCCTGTTGCTTCGTCAGCGTAGCCGCACCGCCGCCTGTACTCTGGATGGTATCTGCTTTCAATACACTCATAGCGTCACCAATGTTCCACCGCTTTCAACGGTCAGGGTCACGCCACTAGCTACAGTGAACGGGCCAGTCACGTTTGCGTTCTCAGTTGCAAGGATGGTTGTGTTCGCTGTCAACGACTGTGCGTTGGTACGAAACAAGCCACCACCCTTGAAGTTGCCCTTGTTCTCAGCAGCGGGTGTGATTGTTGCACCCTGTGGAGCAAGGTAGTTCACAAAGATATTGCCGGTGCCACTCGACGGAGCAGCAGTAAATGTCAGCGTAGTGCCGTCAGGAATGGTGTATGCGGCAGTGTCTTGGACAACACCGTCAACAGACACAAGGACATCTTGGACAGATGACACTGCGGTGGTCAGGGTGAATGTGGTATCGCTGCCATCACCATTGAACCTCTGAACTGCTATTGTGCTTTGAAAATTATCGGCTGTTTGCTGACCAATATAGGGCATTAGGTTATCTCCATGATGCTCATGGTTACGCTGACTTTATCAGCGACAGAACAATCAACCTCAATTTGATCTGTCGTTTCCAAAACCACTTTGTTTCCAGCAAGAATTTCCAGAGAACTGCCAACAGGAATCGGTGCGTCTTTCAACAGGAACGTCGTGGTGTTTGTCGCAGCCCTGCCGCCACCAGATGTGTCGCTGACCAGCTTCACACTGGCCGTCACCTGACTTGTGTGTACGTTCGCAAGCACCATGCCCAACACAATCGTGGTGGTGCTACCAGGCGTGGTGTACAGGTCTTCAGGCGTGCCAGAACTGGCTGGCATCACGTCGTGTGATACCACTTTGAATGTGTTAGCCATTCGTTTTCTCCTTTAGCCCAAGGCTATCGCTAACGCGGTGGCCTCGTTGGCCGCATCAGTGGCAGTGGTGGCACCGATGTCAGACAGCACCTCCGATGTCGATCTGGATTCCAGACCATTTGCAGTAAAACGCGCATACTCATCGTCAGCGACAGAAGCACTATCGATCTTGACTGCATTGGTGTTGGATATTCCAAAGGTCAGCGTGGCCTGTGCGCCAATATCAGACAGCACCTCGCTAGTTGACCGGCTTTCTAAGCCGTTAGCGGTGAACCGGGCATATTCATCATCTGCAACGGATGAACTATCAATTTTGACTGCGTTGGTGTTTGAAATGCCAAACGTCAAAGCAGCTTGGCCACCAATGTCTGACAAAACCTCTGACGTTGACCGGCTCTCTAGTCCGCTGGCTGTGAAGCGGGCGTACTCATCATCAGCCACCGAACTGCTGTCAATCTTGACGGCATTTGTATTGCTGATGCCGAATGTCAGACTGGCTTGGCCGCCGATATCTGACAGCACCTCTGATGCAGACCGGCCTTCAATGGCCGTGCCAGCTACGCGCAGAAAATCGTCATCTGCCACGCCGCTCGTAAACTTTGGCACGTTGTTGTTAGATATGCCTGTATCCAGCGTGGCTGTGGCTGTGATCGCCGTGCCGTTCAGCGTCATGGCATCCGCTTCCAGCGTGCCATCAATATCGGCATCACCGCTGATGTCTAAGCTACCAGCATCAAGTTCGCCGGTCAGCGTCACATTGCGGAAGCTGGCAATGTCCTTGTTACTGTCTACGATGACAGCCTTGGATGCCGTCACAGTGCCTGCTGTAACGCCGTCAATGGCCTCTAGTTCAGCCTCACTAATGACAGCGCCTGACCCTAACGTCAGATCACCACCGACAGTCAGATTGCCTGCAACAGCCGTTGTGCTGTCTGCGACTGTGGCGTTGGGCGTGTGAGTTAGATAGCTGACAAAGCTGCCGCTGATCTTGCTGCCAAGCGTCAGTGTGCCGCCGTCAGCAATGCTGACCTTGTGCTGGTCTGCGTTGTCATCGCCTTGGTCAGCCTTCAGCACGATGCCAAGTGCTGCGCCCTCTACATTGGCTGCAATCTCTAGGCTGTCATTCGTCGTTTCATCATATTGGATTGTGATGTCACTGTTTGTGCCAAGGACAATGGTCTTGTTGTCAGGCAGGGTAATGCCTTGAGCAAACGGGATTGCAGCCGTGCATGTCTGCGTGCCGTCTTTGAGGATGGTCGTGGTAAGGCCAGTTGCAAACCCGTCTAGTTCTGTGTCGAACTTGGATGCAAGGATTTTGACGCCATTGTCACGATCAGTCGTGCAATCAAATGTGCGTGAAAACGTACCGCCGGAAAATGCCATTACAGTGGCCCTCCTGGTGCAAATGTGTAGTGAGCGCTAATAAACGAGATTGTTTGCGTGCTGGTTGCAACCTTAATCCGCAATGCACTTGAGTAGCCTAGCCGGTTGACCGCTTTTCGCCGCTTGGTCACGCCAGCGCCCGTGGTATCAGCCCAGAAAAAATTGTCCCAAGTGGCCACATCCCAAGCAGCGAGGTTTGAGGCAAATGAAACTTCGGTCACTTCAATGGCACGAGGCGATCCCAAATCAACGCCCACGCCGAAAGAAAAATCGATTGTGGTTTCGCCATCCAGTATTGGCTGCACGCTGCTGAAGCGCTTTACACCGCCTCTGTCGCCGAAATAGTTGTAAGCCGTAGCCAAATCACCAGTAATGTCTGAGCCATTATCAGCATCACCGCCCACCTTAAAAACAACGCCAGACGCGCTGCCGAAAAACGTATCGCCGTTGAACTGACCCCACACATGGGCAGGCATGTTTTCAAAGATGCACCATGCCCGAATAATAGGGTTAAACACATGCTGGTTGAATGGATCAGTGTCACCAGTCGGATAATTAAAAATCACTTTGTCGCCGTCTGGGCTTACAAATATTTGCCAACCAGTAGTTGTGCCTGTGGCTTTCACCTGGCTGATAACGGTTCCGCGTATCTTTTCTGATATGGCTGCTGCCTTGTTGCCCACGATGTCCTGTCGTACGACCTGGCTCAAAGGCAAATAGCCTTCTTTGGTCATCACGACGACATCGCCGCCCAGCTTGGCGATGGCGCGTTTTTCATTGATCGGCTCTGCAATGCGGAACGTACCGACAAGGGCGAAATCACTAGCAGGGTTTGATCCTGAATACAGCAGCACCTCGCCACTGGTCATTATAATGCACAGAAGGTCGTCAACGCCCTCACCGCCATCAATGGTAAGCGTGTTAATCATGATGATGTTGCCGCCGAATGTGCCGACCAGACCAACCGGGAACTTGGTAAAATTGCCGGTAAAGGTGTCCACAGTGGCGCTGTGGTAGAAGTTCTGGCTGGTGCCAGTCCAGTAATAGACGCGGTTCTTGTGCGCGTGAACGCCGGTCAGCGTGTTTGCGTTGACTGAATCAGACAGCGTGATCGACAGATCGCTGGCGCTCGACCCGTCCCAGCTAAAAGGCACGTTCGCCCCTGACGGCACAAAGATGGTGTTGTTGTTAAACTCAATGCTTTCTGCCCTGCCGTTTGCAAGGCCGGTTTTCTTGCTGACGGCTGTCCCGCTGTCGATCTGGTACAGCGTGCCGTTGCTACCGATTGCCAAAAGCTGCCGGTTTGCGCCAGCATTGTGTTCCACCAGTGTTTCAACATTGCCGGTGCCGATCCCTGTACAAAAGCTGGTGAAGCCGTCCCGTAAGGTCACTTTCTCCACAGTTGGGAAAAAGTTGGACATGATCAGCGCGTCCGTTGGTGCCATTGCATCAATACTGTCACGACTGTTTAGGCCGCCCACAGGGGCTGGCACGCTAACCGCCTTGACGCGGTAGCCTCTTGATGTCGGCAGCGCTTGCAGCATCAAACGGCCCCGTATCCACTATCAGGCAAATTGTAAGAATAAGGGCTGACCAGTAGGCGTCTGGCGTCATCCAGACTGATGACCGGCGCACCGCCTGCACGGCTGATGGCTTGGCGCAGTTCAAGCTGGTACTGCCTGAAATCTTCATCATATGTCAGCCCGTGGTTCTGCTTGAACCGCCAGGTGACGCCCATCTCAATCAGTGTTTCATCAAGAATGCCGACATCTGTATCTGCCGCCATAGCAGCCTGTGAGGTGCCGCCGCTGGATTGATTCCAGTGACTGCTGACATACTCAAAGCCAATAGATTCGGCTGATGTTGGTGTGGGGGTGATGTCAAACTTCAGGACATTGCTTGATGGCTTGAAACGGAACTTTTGCGTGATGCCAGCAGATGCAGTGCCGTGCCTGTCTTTCTGGAATTGTTGCGGCGTGATAGGCCCGACCATTTGATCCAGATCGGTGCGGTTGTACATGGTGCTGCCAACAGAACGATCATAGTCAGTCGGCAGATCATAACTCTGTGTGCCATTGACCGTATTGAAGGTGTGTTCCTTGGTCAAAATGGGCCAGTTGTTTGAGCGCATCAGTTGCTTGCCCTCACGGTTGATGAAGGCAAATAGCTGACGTGCAATGGGGTCTGTGTTGCCAACAACAGTTGTCGGACGTTCAAAACCCGTAAAGTCAGCTACTGCTTGCGCTATCGTCAGCAGGCTCATGTTTCACCTCTTCTGCCAAGGTCTGGGCCGCTACAGCCACCTCAACCACTAGGTCGTCTTTTTGCTTTGTCGCTTCGACTTGCAGCGTGGCAATCTTGGCAAGTTCAACATAAGGCTCACCAATACCGCGTAGCGTTGTCTCTTCTGCTGCTGCCAGTGCTTCAATCGTTTCAATGTCGTGCAATTCAAGTTCAGTCCGGCGTGGCTCTGTCATGCCTGGAAGTTCTGCTAGGCCGGTGCCTTTGGTGCGCGGCTTTTTCTTTTTGCCCTTGTACGCCTTCCATTCGGCAGGAAAGCGCTGCAAATCTTCTGGCCGCGCTGGTCCTTCCCAGATGTCCCGCACGCCTGCAATTTCAATCCGGCAAAAGTCACGCTTTTGGCCGTTAAGTTCCCGCTCGAAAAAGATGCCCTTTTCGCTCATATCAATCCTCCCGATTGCATAGAAAAAGGGGGCGAGTTGCCCCGCCCCCGTGGTTTTACATTGGGAAATCGCAGATGATTTCCTTGTCGCTGATGTCGCCAGCAATGGCACAGACGTTGTCTGTCACATCTGCTGAAACATCTAGCTTGCCGTCTGCTGAACCAGTTGGCGTCAGCGGATCACCGTCAGCGCCTGCTGTCAGGGCTGCGTTCATGGTCGCCATGCCCTTGATCTGCACCCAGCAATACTGGCCGTCAGTCGGCGCTGATTGCAGAATGCCTGCACCGATCTCAATAGAGTCGGACAGATCAGACGTAACCTTGAACAGCTTGTAGCCATCTAAGGTGTAGTAATATGCGGCGTTACCGCTAACTGCTGCCACGCTTCCACTGCCAGTGTCATACTGGACATATTTGTAGATGCGCGTGCCGCTGGTGTCGTCAACGATGGCACCAAGCTGACCCAACTGAAACTCAGGAGTGTCAGCAACTGCTGTGGGGTCAATCCCCATTACTGCTGCAATAGTCATAACAGTTCTCCTTCCTTTAAGTGTGGATCACGCCTTGGAGAGCGCGGTTTGAACAGGTCAGATTTCCTGACCAGAACATTGGCGTCACCATTGCGTCTTGGTTAACGGACATTTTTGCTTCACCTGGAACAAAGTCACGGGATGCAGCAACT